TCTGTGCACAAACACGCGACTAAGTTTACGAAGGTCGATTTGTGTCTTATCGACGAAGCGCATCTGATTCCGCGTAAGACCAATACGATGTACCAAAAGTTCCTTAAGACCCTGAAGGTGATGAACCCTCACATGCGGGTGATTGGGTTGACGGCTACACCATATCGCTTGGACAGCGGGCTGCTCTGCTCCGGTAAGGATGCCCTCTTTACGGACATCTCTTACGAGGCTTCTTTGGCCGATATGGTCAAGCAGGGCTACCTAACCAAGCTCGTCTCCAAGGAACCCAAGACCCGGCTGGATGTCACCGGGGTCAGCACCCGAGGCGGCGAGTTTGTGGCCGGAGAACTGGAGCGGGCGGTAGACAAGGACGATGTGAACCGCGCTGCCGTTAAAGAGATTGTGGCGTTTGGGCAACAGCGTAAGTCATGGCTGCTCTTCTGCGCAGGCGTATCCCACGCGACCCACATTGCGGAACTCGTCCGTAGCCACGGGATAACCTGCGAGACGATCTTTGGGGATACCCCTAAAGCCGAGCGTGATCGCATTGTGGCGGAGTTCAAGGCGGGGCGTATTCAGGCGCTGGCCTCTATGGGCGTACTCACCACGGGCTTTAACGCGCCGTCCGTGGACCTGATTGCGCTGCTCCGGCCTACTCAGTCCGTTGGACTTTACGTACAGATCATGGGCCGTGGCATGCGTAACCACGATGGGAAGCAGGACTGCTTGGTGCTGGACTTCGCAGGCAACGTCGCCCGACATGGGCCAGTGGACCGCATCAATCCCAAGAAGCCGCGACGTAGCGATGAGGCAGGAGAAGCCCCCACCAAGACCTGCCCCGAGTGCAAGAGCATCGTTCATGCGGCAGCGATGGAGTGCATGGACTGCGGGTACATCTGGCCTCCTCGTGAAATCAAGATCGACCGCACGGCTTCGACGCTACCTGTGATGGCGGCTGCGATTCCAGAGGAGTGGGTCAAGGTCAACGCGGTGTACTACCGCCGCCATGAAAAGCCCGGTAGCCCCGACAGCATGCGGGTCGAATACCGCTCTGGATTAATTACCTATCGCGAGTGGATCTGCTTTGATCACCGGGGGTATCCGCAGGAGAGGGCACGCAAATGGTGGCAGCGACGTATGGCTGGACCCGGGATATTACCGAAGAGCACAGCCGAAGCCATCGCTCAGTCTGACTCGCTGCTGAAGCCTGCTGAAATCAAGGTCCGCAAGAATGGAAAGTACACCGAAATCACGGAGTTTAGGTTTATGCCCGATCTGCCATCGGGAAGAACGGGGATGGATATACGACCCTCGCTCTCGCGTGCCAGTTGATTATCAGCGGACCAAAGCACGTTTCTGTTCAATCAAATGTATGGATGCCTATATGATCGACAAGTCACCAAGAGAAGTCGTCGCCATCAACGATGCGGTCGCTGCCGCTGGTCACTTCATTGAGGCCACGGGCGTCTACGACTTTATGAAGTTCACGCCGGATCAGTTTGATGAGTTCATCGAAGCCATCATTACGGCTTACGTGGAGTCTCTTCAGAGGCAGACTGAGGAATCCGAACTGGTTCGCTTCCCCTGACGTAGCCGTTGCCCCGGCAGATCTCTTGATTGAATGAGGTCATCACGATTCCAGAATACTTGGGATGTGAACACCACCCCTCGCCTTCATACGTCTTGATGAAGTGCTTACACGACTCGCAGCGCATTACAACTTGACCCCTCTAAACCACGCATCACCGTGCTCGACCACACAGAGTTCCGGCTGCAAGAGTTTACCCTTGTGGAACGTCAGCACAGCAAATCCCGAGGCCCAGTTAACGGGACCGGCTTCGGTGTAGTTAAATTGCGGACCATACGGCTCAGCCATGGTGCCGGTATCGACACCGTACCTGCGGCCACGGTAATCCGCCCACGGCGTAACTTGAAGCTTATGCAAGTGTCCGTGCACGTAGGACACGCCCGCCTTGAGGGTGCTGTTGTAAGCCGAGTGAACGCCACCCGCGACAGGCCGATGCCGGATCGTAGTCCACCCGTCTGTATGATTGTTTAAATGCACGCACCATCCCGCACGCCAGCGGGGGAGGTAGTCCAGCAGGGTCATGCCGGTCATCTCTTCCAGTTCGCCCACGCGGCTGGAGAGGTAGTTCTCAAACCGAGCATCGTGATTACCAATAGTGCGGATCAACTTGGCCTTACCCGCAGCCCGCTCAATCTCTGCGCATCGGTCTTGAACGGCAGCGATCTCGTCCTTCATCTGCGGCTGCTTTTCCCACATGATCCGCGCATGGCGGCTGATGCGAGCGCCGTCCAAGATGTCCCCGTTCAGGATCACCATTTTCGGACTAAGCTGCTTGGCTAACTTACAAAAGGCTTGATGCGCTTTGGTCACGATACCCGGCCAATAATGACAGTCCGAGGCAATCAATACGACGCCATCGGTGACCGTATCGGACATCTCCGATTCGTATTTCTCTTGCCGAATCTTGGCCAGTTCGTTGAGCCTGTCCCCAATTTTGTTTTTGATGCTACTGGAAGGCACGCTCTTTTGATCGCTTACAAGAGAAATACCGTACCTTTGCTCTACTATCCGTCGCCTTTCGTAGACGGATCTCACATTCATCTTGAAGTGTTTGGCAATTAAGCTCGCTTTATTAAACCGTTTCCAAGCATCTATAAACTCGGAATCGTCTGTGTATTTGGGCATGATTACTTCTTGGTGATTTTGATGCCGAGTTCCTTACGGCGTTTTTCCGTAGCCTTGTCATCCCTAACAGCCCGCCATTCAATATGGCCGTCTACCACGCGGAACTCTTCCTTGTGTACAAGAGCGCAGTCACAGCACTCCGTGTGCGTGTAACCCCTCATGCGGTACCACTTCCCGTCCTCTATCTGAACGGGGATGTACTTCTCCCGCTTTTTCATGGACTTGACTCTACCTGCTTGAGTAGCGTCTTAGCAAGTCCTGTTCGGCATGAGAGTAGATAGGACCGCCTTTGGCTTTTTTTTCAGGAGGAGCCATTCGCTTCATGTACTTTTCGTTTACGCCTTCTATGCGACGGGTAAAGTCTTCCGAAGCCTTAGTAAACTCTTCCTCAGAAATCATGCCCTGTTCGTACTTACGCTGAATGTCCATGTACTTTTTATTCAAGGCATCGTATTCGCGCTTCATGGCAAACTGCTGCTGAACCGTCAGCTTATCTACATCTACCGGGGTAACCTTAAAGCCAAAGGTTTGAAGCACGGCATCGGTCATCGTAATAGGAACTTGAGTTGGGCTTTCTGCTTCCGCTTCTGCTCGTTTAAATTTCTCCGTTGCCGGAGCGCCGGGTATGCCGGGGAGGTTAGGGAGTAGGGAACTAATAAACTTGCTGCCTTTAATTGCAGCATTGTTCATACGCATCTCGGCTTCGGTAGCACCAATGTTAAGACCCGGTAGATCGCGTCCCGTAAATGGATCTCGCCCTTCTTGCAAAATGGTAAAGGCATCAAACAAAGGCCCACCCGGTTGAAGCGCCTGTGGAAGAAACTCAATGCGTCTACCCGTCGCCTCGGTTGTGGCAAAGACATCACCGGCTGGGATGAATCTTTTAACGTCTAGGTATTCTGATCGCTCTTCGGTTGGAAGTTTGATCATTGTCGGAGGCATACCCGGAACGCCAAACCATGTACCCTTTTGAGATTCAGGTAGCATCTTACGCTCAAGTTCCGTATCGCCCGTCCCTTCCGCTTCGCCGTACTCGTTTACCGCATGTCCTAGCGCGGCCCACTTGGCGTACTTCCAAGGTCGAAGTGCAACAGACTCAGCGAGCAACGGAATGGCGCGGTAGCTGTACGCAATGAACGGGTGCGTAGTGTTACGCATGGCCTGAATAATCGGCGCATTGATTTCGTAATCAATCAACCATTTCTTGGCTTCAGCCGCAGCATCTTCTGGGGACATGCCTGCTTTGAGGCGATCCATAAAGATGCCAAATCTAAAGATACTGTCTTCTCCTTGATACGCATCAATAACCTTGCCGCCGGTTTTCTTCCAGCCAGCGTTTGCTACTCTAAAGATCTTATCCACAGTATCCGTTGCCGGATTAATGGCCTCAATCTCATCTAACATCTTGGACCCTTCTCGACCAAGTTCTTGAGATGAGAAGCCAGCGTCAAACACGCCTAACTTTCTAGCCTGCTCGTAAATCTCGCTCTTGTCTCCTTTGCGAAGTTCTGTCGCAGCGCGAGCCAAAGAAGAATAGTCAGAACCAGATAAGTCATACAACATGAAGTTAGACATGATGTTGTTGACATGCACCGCAGGATTTAAAGCGGTCTTTCCAATTTTCCAAGCTCGCAAAAGATCTTGGTAGGTTTTAAAGGCGGGATTGCGAGAAAGGTTTCTTGAAAAGTCTATTGACTTCAGGTCGTTTAGGACAACAGGGTCAACGTACTTGCCAGCAAGATTTCCAAAGCGAGCGATGTTGGTTCCTTTAAGTTTGTCGGTAGTGACTTGCTCCCAACCTTCTTTGGGTACGTCGCTCACGTACTGATCCATCTTTGCAATGTCATCAAAGAGTTTGTAAGTCGCAATGTCGTTAGACATCAACTGACCAGTACGGGCAATCGCAAAGGCAGCGTCATCAATTTCGCCCTTTGCCTTACGCTCTTCCTTGGTCAATTGCCTACGAACACGAATCTTTCCGCTCTTGGCATCGCCAAAACGTTCCCATCCCTGCTCAATAAACTTAGGTAATTCATCTTCAGTAACGTCAACAATGACGCCACGAGGCTTTAGCTCAGAGCCAATTAGTCTGAGGTTTTGAGTGGCCCTGCTAATTAGGCTTTCTGGCTTTAGTTTCG